GTGAAAGTATTATCATCACCATTCAAAGCAGCCTCTACATGTATCATAAACTTACGATATTCAACCATACCATGTTCTCTACCCAGCATTATAAATGCGTAGGCGAACAGACGGAACAAAATCATAGTATTATCTACAATTGTATTGGAACTGCCAGAAGGATTCCCTGTGTGTTTCTGAACGATCTCACCGTTCTCAAGAACCACAACAGAATGAATAATTGAATCATAAAGATTCCACAGTCGTTGTCGATTTTCCGGAGTTTTATCCTGCTCACGGAGCATTGCCCAACGGATATCCCTCATGCCAAGTAAAGCTTGCACAAACAATGAGGAGTCATACTCTGACTCATCTAGCTCAAATGCATTCTCTGGCTTGACACGAGACATACGCGGCACCATACCCACAGAAAGCCTGCGGATATAACGGTGCCATCCACCCATGTACTTTGACTCACCAACAAAACTCCATGTTTTATTAGCAGAACAATAAAATCTGTTATTAAAATCGAGACACAACCGATTCGTAGCGTAACTGTGCTCCACAGGTGAAGCAGTAAACGTACGAATTGAATTGCTCTCTATTTTAGAAATAGGTCTCATTTCAATCTTCTGAGTACAAGTCCAAATAGGCACTGGGACATCATCTGGAAGAGCAATCCTCTCCCAATAATCAGTCAACACAGCAGCACAAGGTGAAACAAGGAATTCGCTTTTCTTATGAAACTGCAAACTCCATGGATAACCACAAGAGGTCGTCTTATCCATATCCTGAATAACAACATCATGATCAACAAGTTGGGACTTACCCATAACTGGTTCAAAATGATTTAACGTCCAATGGCCCGCCGTCCTCCAAGCATCCAAGTCCAGTTTTGGCTGCGACTTGTCATACTTAGCGAATGACTTCCACATTGCCTCAGGGTTTGCTTGACACATCAAGTAACCCGAAGGTAGTGGCAACCCCATAGAAGAGCAAAATTGCTCATATGACAGGTTAACTATCTGCTTATTCCTATAGTTACAATAACGGTACGCACGACCAACATGATCTATGCATCCTTTACTGAACCATTGCTTAAAAGCAGTAGTAACCCCCTCAAAATCCGGTCGAAAAACAGTCTTATCAATGTACTTCGCGTACCATTCAGACCATTTCTCTACTGTGGGGAGGGGGACTTCGGAAAAGGGGTCCGATTCAATTTCTCATTGAACGCCTTTCCAAAAGGAACAAAGAAGGTATTCTTACCAGCATCCGAAGCAGCATGCATTCCTATGCAAT